ACTTTGTGGCTTTCTTATCAAATATTAAACGGCAAAACTAAAAAAACATCAGATTTAGCCGATTTTTCTGTTGATTTATAAAATATCGGTCGCTGACTTTGTGGCAGTAATATTTTTTTAGAGCAGGTTTAACTTCTGCTGGCGAGGTGGCTCGTAGTTCATTGTGAATACTTCTGTCTTGGTAGCTCCAGCCTTAGTTGAAGCGGATAGGTGCATCTCATTATTAATCGTTAGCCACTTATTTTCTAATGAATACTCGGTTAATACCTCAGATGGGTATGATGTTAATAGAAACTTACCTTTGACCTCTGAAAGTGTTTTTAAAAGCTCTTTAAAGTCCTCAACAGTATAGCCTCCGTAATGGCCTAAATCACTATTAAAGTAGGGTGGATCGACAAAGTGAAAGGTATCTTCACTATCCGTATTCTGAATCACATTGATTGCATCTCGGCAAAATATCTGCACATTTTCCAATCTGCGGACATATCGCTCGTTAAAACCTTTCTTAGTTCGGTCAAACTTGCTAGCAAGGTTAGCCTGGTCAGCAAATGCCCAAGAGCTACCCAAATTTGCAGAAAATGACTGATGGGAGAGTACGAATACTGCCCATGCTCTTAGCACCTTACTGTCGCCTCCTTTGAGCCATAATTCTTTTGCTTCTTTGTATTGAAATTCGGAGTATAGCGTCACGTCCACCTCTTCGTGCAATCCCTCAAAGTCTTTTTTAATGATCTTATAGAAATTGACCATATTATCATTGATATCATTGATGATTTCTACTTTTGAAATAGGCTTCTTGAAAAATACAGCTCCGCCTCCAAAGAAAGCCTCTGTATAGCAGTGATGTATAGGCATAATACTGATTATCTTATCAGCAAGCTGCTGTTTACCACCCCAGTACTTTATAGGTGTTTTTAACCCCATTAATTTACAGGATAACTAAAATTAAGCATAATGGTTTTACCCGTGTTGTGAGGTGCTCTAATTCGACCATCGGTATGAACAATCACCCATGTTGTGCCAATATTAATTGGTACATTATTGATTGCATCCCAATCGCAACACATTGTTTGTCGCATTATAGTGGTGATCGGCTGTGCTTTTGGTGGCAATAGTGCTAGATAAGGTATAGTAGGGGTAGGAGGCGAAGTCGCTTTGTATGCAAAGTCTCCAATTAAATGACATATATGTCCATCGATCTTAAATGCTGGATTAACTGTTGGAGTAGAGCCAGGCTCCCATTCAGGGATCAATCCTATCGATTCAGGAGAAATAGGCTCATTAGCTATTTGATAGATCAATTCCTTTTGTCTAAAGACAGAAAAAGCACTTAGTGTACCTGTCGCATCAATTATCGCTCTTCGTTTGAAATGTACATCTCGTAGTGAAGAGTCGCCAAATAAAGCAGGTGTTGGGAGTGTAGGTGTCTCAATAATTTTCCACTTCAAATCAAAGATTGTTGGAATAGTCACTGAAAAGGCATCTACCTTTACAACCTCTCCATCTATTACAATATAACCTTCAGTACAATCTACATCTGTTGGTGCAGAACCCGATATGGTAAAGTCGCAACCGCTTAACACATAATTTGGCGCAAAGCCTGATGACAATCCTTTGAGTGCATCTTTGTAGGCTGCTTGGATAAATTCAAAATCCTGAAGCGTGATACCTTGTAAGTCAAACTGACTAAAATCTATTCTATTCATAACTTAAAATTGTGTGCCACTCACATATTTGAAAAGTGGCTTTTTTGATAAAAATTTATATTTCTTAATAACTGACTTTAATTGTACCTCTTGGCCTGGAGTCAGTATCCCATCAGGAACTATGACCATAAAATCGTACGCTACTCCATACTCTTCAGGTTGGCCAATTAAGATAGGAGGCGGCTCTGATGGCTGACCAAAGAAGGTAGGATTAGAAGCGAATTCTGATGGCTGACCGATAAAAATCGGATCTATCGTATCAAAGCTGGTGATAATTTCAATTCCTCTGTTTATCGAATCAAAAAAATCATTAAGCAAATTCTCCAGCACTACTGTTTGTCCATTAATGCGTAGCCTCTTAGATAAATCAGACCTGTAAATCAGAAACTCGACATGAAGCTCTCTAACAGGCTCTATCAACACGTTTATCCAAGCTAAATGCCTAGACTGCTGCAATGGAGTCGGTAGCATGTCAAAACACCAATTCGCAAAATTCCATAGATAAATCATACTGGCAAATATTCTATTTGTGTATCTGAAGATGTAATACCAGTAGGTACTAATTCAAAATATCCTGAAGCTGGATTGCGCTCTTGAGGTACTACTGTAAATCCTGGATCATAACTTGCTTTTGCTTCAACCAAAATGAGTTGTACATTTTGCACACCCGATATGGCTCTAATAAACAAGACCAAATCATCTAACTGCAAGATGCCATCGAAAGGAATATTCTTTAAAAACAGTTTTAAAGCATCTTCAACGGTAGTTTGAAAAACAGCTAAATCTAATGTACCATCATACCATATCTTCAGATTGGCTCTCAATAAATCAGCTGGATAACTTTGGGTAATTGTCTTTACACCAGGAGGCTTTATTCTGTCTATATATGTATCCAATGCCGTGAGCTGTGGAGCTGTGATTGGAGACAACACGCCAGGAGCGGACTCTGTAGCCACTTTAATAAGCACCGAGTTGAAAGCCATATTCTTGGCTTCCACCACACTCACTCTAGCGATTATGCGAGCATCTTTGGCAGCTACTGATGTAGTGTCTGTGTACTCATAAGTATAATCAGTGCTATTCCAAACAGGCGAGAAACCGAATTGCCAACCTAATACTTTGGCAGCATACCAAGGTAGCGTACCAAAGGTATTGCGCCTAGCTATATCTTCAGCATCAGCTTTAAATGCATCCATCATCACCTCCAAGGTATAGTGACCACAGGCGACTAAAAATAGCCATAATCGCCATATAGACACTTTGCTCAAGCTGCTAATTTCATTTAATAGCAACTGATATGGATTATCAGGTGTAACGTAGCTTGGTAGCAATGCGGAAAGTTCCGAAAAGCCTTCCTTTTTTGCCACCAAACTATTGTAAATTGATTCTATACTTCGTGCCATGATTTTTAATTAATATCCTCCTGTAAATGTTCCTTCGCCTGGAGCTGTGCCGAAACCTGCAATACCTCCAAGAGCAGGGCTATACACGCCATTGACTGTAATATTGTAACCTTGAACCGTACTCTCTGTGTTGCCACACTCAACCCGAATTGTTTTACCATTCCATGTAGCATTAGTCCCTATCGGAGCTGAGATCTTGAAGAAATAATTACTAGGCGATCCATTCTCGGAAAACTCATCTACAGTAAATCCCTGAGTATTGGCATCAAGCAATGACTTCATTGCCGTTTGCATATCCTTTATACCTGTCATTGTAGAGTTCCCATTGACCGTGTATTCTACGCCATCAATAGTTACTTTATATAACAAACCATCATTACTGCCATCACTGCCGATATTGAGTGAGAAATAAGCCATTGCTCTTGAATGTCCAAAACCTACACCAGTATTAACATTGGTACTTACTACCGAATATTCAACACACACGAGTCTAAACTCATACTCACCATTAGGAAGCTGCACGTCTTGAACTGTATCGCCTGAATTGCTGATTGGACTGCCTGCGTCAATCCATCCTCCCATACCATCACTGTACTGAAGCTGGAATGTTTCTGTGCCTGCCCATGCTAAAGGATCAGTACCATCATAACCTTCATATGTAGTGAAATTAACAGTTAAATCTACAGGAGTACCTGTTACATTAGACTCTACAGATGAATCGACACTATCTAAATTGATAGCTCTTTCAAATGGGCAGTCAATTACAAATGTTACAATATTGCTCTCTACTGTAGGATCTTCATTCGATACAAATTTGAGCATGTAAGTGCCATTAGGGATTCCTTCTCCATAATTGCTGATAGGGACTTCAAAAAGTGGAATGATGGGCAATTCTTCATCTATATCATCAAATGTTACACCTCCATCAAATGATGCTAGACCTTTCAATGTGCCAGCTTCAGAAAGTCCTGCTTGAGAGATTGGAATAGAAAGAGAGCCTCCACAATCTATTACTGGAGTACCTAGGGTGATAGTCTTAGCTACATCTTGATCTTCAGTACAACCACAGGCTACTGCTACTGCATCAGTTATATATTGAGCTACTACCGAGCGATTGGTATTGTTTAGCTCAGGGACTGGATTGCGCACCCTTAGTTCTGTGCCTGGAGGCAAGATAGCACTCACTGCCTGTACTACATCAGGATTGTCAGCAAGCATTAAAAATAAGCCTTCATAGCATCCGTACTCTTGCACTGCCAAGTCTATGATGCTTTGTCCGTTTCCGAGTGTTTTTTTTATGAAATTCATGTCTTTATTATTAGATTAAGTAATCGGTTGTTTGTATCTGTTTCTAGTGAAATTTCTTGTACTTTTTTGTCATCATATTCAAACTGAAGTCGTACAGTTTTTTGAATAGCTCTTTCTATAGATGCTGTGATAGCCTTATTAATCCATCGCATCACGCCTATACCTAGCAATGGATGCTGTCTCCAATTTCCACGAGTAGAAAGCATAATGAGCCGTCCTTCCTGTGCATCGGATTCGTCCAGGACAAAGTCGCCATTTTTGATAGCAAGATCGAGGTCATCGTTTATAATAAAATCTACTGCCATCAGTGTTTTACTTTTGTGTTTTCCATATTCTGAAATGTGATAGAATTACTAGCCATCGCTCCATCAAAGGCAGTAGCTCCAAGTGTACCGCTGGCTGCTGTAGATATGCCTACAGCTTTGATACCAGCAGAAATAGCTTGTTTCTCTATATCTAAGTATTTCTTTATAGCATCAAAATTGGCTTTGACTTTATCCAAAATCGGCACACCTTTATTATCGCCATCATTGATGATGATCTCTTTTGCTTTCAGCTTCACTTTGCCATCTTCGATAGTCAATTCTATATCTTGCATAAGCACCTCTATGGCATCTACCTCGGTATAGCCGATCACTTCCAGCTGAGTTTCTCGGCCATCTACTTCAGCTATTGTTACCTGGCTATCCTTTTTAGGCTTCAGACAAACTCCCTCCTTTTTTTCATTGGCCACAGCTCGGAGTCTGACATTTTCAAACTCTAATCCATTAGGCAATTTCACTACACAAGTTCGCTTAGCCCAATCTACTGACTGCACCGCACCCACTTGGATAAAAGGACGTGGTGAGCCTCCTATCTTCTTTATTGCATTTCTGATCGCTTCGTCTGACATTTTATGCTGCTTTTGCTCCTAATTTTAATTCTTGTCTAATACCACCTGTTCCTGATGTAGATTCTACCTCATCTACATAATACTTACCCTCTATTTCATTGTCATAGTCCGTAAGGCTAACTATATCGCCAAATTCAACTGCTGGCTCTGCAAACAATGTCAGCTTGCCTCTCCAGCCTGTCCATTTCAGCTTTTCGATATTAGCTTCAGCTATTTTTTTCAAATCAGCTTCAGTCATCTCAGGAAAATGAAGTGTATGTACCTCTCCATTGCTATCACCAACTTCCACCTTTTTTTGAGTGCCATCTTTGTACATCGAAATAGCCTGGACTTTAATTTTTACTTCAGCCTTGTCTTTCCATTCAAGTTTGTGTGAGACAATATTGTGACCAAATGCCAAGTAATGAATAGTCGGATTTTTAGCCTTATATGGATCGCCTATATTTAGCTTCTTGTTTCTGAAAAATACAGGCAGACCAATGGTGTCCTTCAGCTTTTTGAGAGCCATAGCTACATTGGTAATATCCTCTCTAAATACCATAGAGCCGATGATATTAATGTCTCCTAAAATCGAATAATCAGACTCTTTAAATCCGAGATATTTCAACACATCTGCTACCGATGTACCATCTTTGAAGACCTTTGGCTCTACCGATATTTCTTTAAACTTGAACATCTCATCTTCGAGTTTAAATACCATTGGCATTCCAGGTTCTACACCAACAATGTATCCACTGAATTTTTCAACTAAATTGTCATCATATCCAAATTTGACCAAGGCATGATCGCCTCGCTTCAGAATGTCTATCGCTTTTTTGGGGCTTTGGTCTGTAGGCCTATGCACAACCATCTTAGGCAAAGAAATAGTACATGTATCAGTCAGGTTTTTCCACGAGCTATTGATAAGCACATTGGCCACATAATCGAAGTAGTACTCCCCAAGTTCCATATATGTCTTAGCCTGTACTAACATTAGCTGTTTAGTTTTTTAGCATCTGCCTCGCTCTTCAGCTGAAGCATGGCTTGCTCATCGCTGACACAACTAAGTGTAAATGGTTGAATGTTTTGTTTGCCTTGGTTAGCTACTACAGGCGAGCCACTTTCTATCACTAAATTGTAGATGCCGAGTCTGTTTAAAATGGTATGCTCAATCTCAATAGCTATGGGTGCATTGCAGATATCATTTAGCTGCTGTACCTTGTCTATTGGGTACTTGCCATTGTCATTTGATAGAATACCTTTTATAGTGACTACATAATCACCAAAGTTGATCAGCTCCTTAAATGTACCTCTACGTCTTTGCGCTTGCACAGTAGTTTTTATGATTTCTTTTTGAAATGAAACCTCCACTATAGCACACGGTATAAACATTTTTGGAATCGTAACTCGCTGTGTATTTTGCGGATTTTTATAGCTCAGCTCGTTGATCGAAAGTGCCATAAAAATCGGTGTACCAAAGATGCTTTTTTCGGACACCTCATCTATATCTAAAATCCGTACATTTTGATAGCGAAATGCCTCGACCACTGCTGTCTTCAGCTTTTGGTCTATCACATAGCCATCTATTGGCACAGGATTCTCTTTAAATAATTTAAACTCCATGATCTGCTAATGCTAATTCCGAATCTCTGACCGCTCCGATTAATACTTCCGCTACTTTCTCTTTGATACGCTGCATAGACTCCTCTACATTGGCAGCATGGATATTTAGCTCTTTTACTAAACCGCCATTGATAGTGACAGTTACATTTCGATGCGATGTACCTCCTCCACCTTCGCCTGCTCCAGCTCCCTTTCCTTTGCCTTTTCCTTTGCCAGCTTCAGTATCTCCACTAGGATCTGATGCGCTATTATTTAACTGTGCTACCTCATTGTAGGATGTGGCCGATGATACCTTACCGTCTTTATTTTTGAAACTCTCAGAGCCTTTTTTCTTACCATTTGCCCATGCAGATCCGATACCTTTGTTGAATCCTCCATCCTTAGCATACATAGCCGCATTAGCAGCCAAACCTATTGGAGTTAGATTTACTCCCATTTGTAATACTGCCTTACCCATGCCTGCCCAATCTCTACGATGAAAGGCATCTATGCCCTTAGCAATAGGGTCAAAAATCTGTTTGAAAAAGCCTCCGATATTGGTAAATACTTGTTTGAATACTTCCCCTAAGCCAAAGATTCCTTTACGGAACTTCTCACTACTATTCCATGCCCAAGCCAAACCAGCCGTAATAGCTGCTATACCGCCAACCATCCATCCAAATGGTGACATCAAAAAGGCAGTGTTTAATCCCATCTGAGCGAGCGTGGCTTTGATAGTCAAGCCCTCTTGCATACCGAGCAGAAACAGATGACCCATTTCAAAAATTTTGAGCGCACCCATGATTCCTTTATATGCCAGCATCTCTACTTTGTAAGCTGTATATGCAATCAACAAACCACCTACAACTATGCCTAAACCTTTGATGAGTGTACTATGCTCTTTGACCCAGCCACCAAAGCCTACAGCTGTATCCCAAACTACCTTTAATCCTTGCTGAAGGTAGGGCAATATTTCAGATCCAAAGTTGATCATATCATTGATAAATGGCTGCATTTTTTGAAATGCTTTGACTGCCAAATTTTCAAGTCCCGACATGAAAGCATTCCATTTTCCTGTAGTGGTATCCGATCCTTTCATGAGTGCTTGATAAAACATACCTCCTTGGCTGGTCATGCTATTGATAGCTTGATCTACAACCTGAGATGTCACTTTACCCTCCTCTATAAACTTATTGAGAGCCTCGCCCTTCATTCCTGTTAGTTTCTGAAGCTCTGTTAGGATAGGCATTCCAGCATTCATCATTTGGTATAAATCCTGTGTCCTGGCTTTACCTTGGGTCATGACTTGGCTATACACAAATGCAAGCCCCTTCATTTTTTGAGCATTGCCTCCTGAAATGTCACCAAGCCTACTCATGGTAGGTATGAGGCTTTGAGCTTTCACACCAGCTATGAGCATGTCTTGCCCAAACTGCATAACCTCACCCGTATTGAATGGAGACCAGTCTGCAAATCCCTTCAGATTGCGAAGTGTATCTTCCGTAAGTTTAGCATCTTTGAGAATGGTAGCATAGCCTGTACTGACTAGCTCCTGCGATGCTCCAAGACCGACCATTGCCATCACGCCCTGCTTTCCATAGTTGACAACCTGTGTCAATAAATTGCCTCCCAAGACTGCACCCATCATACCAAACGCTCCTGTGCTTTGATTAGCTGCATTGACTGAAGCTGCACCAGCATTGCGCATATTGGCTTCAAATCTTGATTCCATAGCTTCGATACGAGAAAAAGTACGGAGGGCATTTGATTGTAAACGATCTAAGCCACCCGATACTGCATCTTTCCAATCTAATTCCCAAATAGAGCGAGACATGGTGTGGTTATTTAATTATTATCAATCGTTTACTTGAGGATTTTCCGAAGCCTTATCTCTACACTTTCTGCTATCATATCGGCTTTGAACTGCTCGTAGTATAGCACATCGGCATAGACCTTCAGGAAGTCTTCCCATTTGAGCTTCTCAGGCTCTTTGATCCCTGAAGACATTCGCACGATGGCATACATCTTGCGAATGTCAAATGCTTCTGCTTTGGGATCTAAAAGGCAGTCGCTTATATCTTTGCCAGCTCGGCAGTAGGCACTTCAAACGATTCACCTATCAATGTTCCCATAGACATCATGTATTGATCACGATACAGAGAATCATTAGTCAATTCATCATCTGCCCATAAAAGGCAGTTAGTCACCATAGCTTGCTTAGCTGCTGGTAGATTTGGCTTTTGACTCATGACATTGCTACTCGACTCAGCCACTACATGCTTGTCAGGCTTATTGAAGTAAAAAACAAGCAGCTTCTTAGCGTCTCGTAAAGAGGCTATTTGTCCTACTTTGAATCCTTCGTTTGGTTGGCCATACTTAGCCGTCCAATCGCTTATTTGTTGTTGGGTTACTCCCCCAGGGTATTGCTTAGTTTCCATCCCGAAATTGATTTTTTATTTTTTGAAAATTGGTTTACCACAAATCATGTCTAGGTCTACCTGAGCAGCCTTGTCTCCTTGTTTAATGCCTAATCCCAAACCGCTAGATTTGAAACTACACATAGGCACATCTATTCTCGAAAGAGCATCATCGCCTTCAGGATTCATGACAATATTGATTGTAAAGGGGGGTAGATCTGTCAAGTCTTTGCCTTCAGGTAACACTCTTAAGATTGCCTCTATTTCATAAAAATACAGCTTGATTTTTGCGCTATATTTCTTGTTAGAGTTAGACTGATGGATAGGCTCATTACCTGCGCCATATTCATTATCTTTGTCTTGAGTTGACTCAGTTGTAAACTCTGTGATACCTGTGACCAATCTTGATAGAATGATAAACTCACATGCTCCCCATCCTCTACGCACACCATTGATTAATGCATTTGCCATTTTTAGCTGATTTTTTTAGTGAAAGAAATTGATCCTCTGATAGCTCTACTGTAACCTACTGGCACAATCTCATATGCGACTTTTACTTCAGACGTACCTAGTACATTTTGGTTTGGATCGCAGAACGTTTTACCGCCACTGATCTCAGCAGCACGAGTCATGAAGCCTGTAGCTCCGATAACGTCATTGCCTAAGTTTTCAAAGCGAGCGCAGTCAGCAGCAGTGATATTGCCACTAGCCGTATCTATAAAAATTTTCTTATTGACTTCGCCTACGAGCGAGGCATAAATCTCTCTATGAGCCTTCACATAGACCGCAGTATTGGACAGCGAATAGAAATCGCTGGTTGCTAGGTCGCAGCTTGGATCATCATCAAAAAATACGCCTGGATAACCTTGGTAGGCACGAGGGAAGATGTAGCCTTTCTCTGTCAACAAATCATAGTCGCTGGCATTTGGGTCATCATTCAATGCTGACGCCAAGGTATTCGATGATAGACCAGGATTGATCCATCTACCCAATGCTTTATCTTGTAGGTCATTGCCTTCTGTTTCTCCGATGTTGGTTTCTACCGTGCGACCAGCTTTCACACCCAATGCAGTACCTACAGCTGCATGATGCTTGACAGACAATTTAGATCCAAATACGATATCCGTATCTTGAGCTATCACCACACCTACTCCAGTAGCTTCATTGGCTCTCAAATCGGCAGCTGATCCTGGAGTGCCTGAGAATTTAAAGCCCTCAATCAAGATGCAAGCCAGAGGTCTATTGCGAGTACGCTGATCTTCCCACAAGATAGAAGCGGCTGATATAGCATCGCCCACTTCTTCAGGCAAGCCATCTACGATGGTCAATGCTCCCATTTCAACATCTGTCTTATTCGAGATAAAGCCTAAGTTTCTAACCTCTCCTGCGAGCGATTGTAATACATCGCCAGCTACACCTACCAAGTCTTCGAGAGTCTCGCCAGTAGCTACTGGCATGAACCAAAGCTTCGTACCTGGAGCTTTACGAAAATACTCATCGATGTGATAATGCACGAGCATATTATTGGCCGTGTCATTAGCGGCTGTGATTCCTATATCTTCAGCATCTGCTAATCTTCTGAAAGCATACGCCACATCTAATTGCACTCCACCTACTACTGCGTAACCATTGCCAATGATGAGCGAGTTGCCATCAGCCGACTTAGCTGTGATGCCAAGTCCATTTTTATCTACCAGTATTATTACTTTTCCCATTTTAAAGAGGGTTTAAATCGTTTTTAAATTACTTTACTTCAGCCTCAGCTCCTGGAGCTACAGATGCCTGACCCTCTGTTTTTGCCTCAGTTGCTTTATCAATGATAGCTTTTGCAGCCGCTTCCACTTTCTCGGCTTTTGCCTTTGCAGCGGCTTCCGCTTTTTCGGCTTTGGCTTTTTCCGCAGCTTCGGCTTTATCCGCTTTCTCTTTTGCAGCCGCTTCTGCTTTTGCTGCCTTTTCTTTGGCAGCAGCTTCCGCTTTCGCAGCTTTTTCAGCAGCAGCAGCTTCAATCTCTTCTTGAGATACAGTATCCTCTATTTCTACTGTTTCAAATGCATTGCCAGTCTGTCCTTTATGGAAAGCGGCTAATGATTTAGATGTAAATACTTGTCCGTCTTTTGATACGAATACTTCATTTAAGTTTCGCTCTTGGCCGATACGGATGGCTTCTGATTTTAAATTATTGTCCACTTTAAAAAGGGTTTTAAGATTTTATAAATAATGAAAATGAGTAGTCCCAAAAAGAAGATAACTGTGAAGCCCATTGCCCATTTATAGGCCGATGGAATCCTGATCACTTCGATTGTTTTTTGCGATACGAATGAAAGCGAATCAAGCTGCTGTCGAAGATGCGAGGTATAAGTATTGAGAGCATACACAGAGTCTTGATAGGCTTTGCAATCCGCTTGTATAGTGATCACTCCATCTACTACTGAAGCTTTGATACTGGCTCTTTTACTGCTATTGCTCACTACAAATGATTTGACCTTGCCAAAACTGTCGCATATAGCTGGAATGGATATCACCACTGTATCTCTTGGCACGGCATATGGAATGGAAATGGCCTCTTTGATAAGTGTAAAGGTATCTACGATCACTCGCTCTCTCACCTGCACCGACTTGGATGTTGTTTTGCATCCAGCCAAGCATAGGACTATGATTAGCAGACTTGCGATTATAAATACGTTAATGACTCTCATCTGTTGGTACATCTAAAATGTTATCTGATTTTTTGCGAATGATTGAAACATAGTAGTCTTTGGGCTTGCCCTGAGTAACGGCATAATTTTCAAGAATGGAAGTCATGTACTCTAATGCTCCTAGGGTGAAGATGAAAGCATACACCCAATCGAATACTGTTTTGATGAGTTCATTTTTGCCTTCCCACTCTTTGCCAAACTGAGTCAGCATAAAGAGGCCTATCATGAGTAGCACAAACTTGAAACCAAATCGGCCAAGCTTTTGGCTCTGAAATGGCTCTTTGCGCACCGAGATGGAGGCATAAATACCACTGGTTAGTTCTATGACTGCACCTATCAAAAATGCAATAAACGTGAAATACTTAAATCCAAAGAGCAGTTCAATATTGGCAGTAAAGCCACTTAGAAAGATGAGCAGAAATGTCATGCCATACTTGTAGCTTGGGAACATGGAGCAGACAAAATCATAGGTGTCTGACCATAAGTAGCTTTTTAATATGTAGTCGATTGCTTTCATCTTGCTAGTTCCGATTTGCCCCCTTACAGCTTACGCTGGTCGGGGGCTTCTTTCGGGTTGTTTAGTTTATGCTGCTGAATAGATAGCTCCCAACCCTTTGTTTCTCATAGAGCCTGCAAAGAATCTTACGGCAAAGTTTACGAAGTCAGATTGGCGTTGTGGATCTGCTTGTTTCAAAAACATCTCCATAGTGCCTTTTGCATAGCCTGCCTCTTTAGGTAAGAACGCAAATGATGCAATGGTATCAGTAGCTGGCGCAGCAGCTGCTCCATAAGCCTTTCGCGCACCTGTCGTTTTATTGTAAAGAGGAGTTACGGTTGATTTGTATGCTTTGAAGCCTAACAAGTCGAAGCCATCGGTCATATCGATTCCTACAAACTGCTTGAACAAATCCTTATCTTCTTTAGCCAACTGTGCTAAGTGATTAGGATTTAAAACCAAGATAGGCTTGATGCCATTTGGATTCATATCCTCGTTGCTATACTTTGTGTTTAGGTCAATGATGTCATTGAGGGTAATCGCTTTGAAGCCTCCAACGACTGCTCCTGAAGTAGCTAAAACTGGAGTGAGTGCTGCATCAGAAACTGGAGCTATACCATAAGCTGCCAAACGAAGCGAAGTAGCCTCTAAAGTATCGTTGTGTCGCTGTACTCTATCTTGCATGATATTATAGGCTCTCGTTTTTACCAAGGCTGCTTTGATTTGATCCTGCTCTGTGGACATATTGTATAAGTCAATAGTCTTAGGCGTATCTTCAGTTGCTGCAACTGGTATATCGTACGTTCCATCATAGTTGATAATCACGCCAGGATCTGCACCTGCATCTGCTAGATTGATAGTGTCATTATTGACATAAGCAGACAAATCTCTCGCCTCTTTTAACCAGGCTGGATTCGGTCTAAATTTCTGCATAAGTTCGGCTAACCAAACTTCCTTGTTGAGTCCTGCTAAAACGAAGCCTTGATACTGCACAGCTCCTGTAGAGCTAATTACATTTTGAATCACGCCTAGAGCGTTGAGTCCTACTACGCCAAAGATAGGTGGCGCACCTACTGCTAATGCTAAGCCTGCACCCATCACGGAGTTGAATGCAAGGGAAGCGAAAACGATTATTAAAGCTGATACCTTTTTCATGGTTGTTTTTTTATTGGGGGTTAAAGTTTAAACTGAAAAGTGATAGTTGATTACTTATTGATTATTTGGATTTGGTTAGGAAATAGGAACTCCAGCAGCCTTGCAAAGCGTAGCGTACTTTTCACGATTTTCAAGCTTCATTTTCTCTAATCCTTCATAGTCATTTTTTGCCCAATCAGTAAGAGACCACTTGCTTCTATCGGTAGTGTCTGCTCCTTCTTGTCCAGGAGTGATACCATCAGCTGGCAATGCTGGCGACTTCATTTTGCTAAGCATATTGGACACAAAGTCATAATCAGACTCTGCTTTAGCTTGGTAGGTTTCCCTATCAGCTTCTGTCAGCTTCTTATCATTAATAGCCTTGTCAATCAAAGCCTTAGCTCTGCTTTTGTTGTTGGCAGTCATTTGAGCCTCCAACGTATCAGCCTTTGCAGCCTTAGCATTGAGGTTAGCAATGTGTGCATCTACATCTGCATCTGTGCTAGAGGTAGGTAAGCCAAATTGTATTTTGGCATCGTTTGAATACTTCATTTCAAAATTGTTTTTATTAGAAATTTTATTGTAAACCATGTTGTAAAACTGCTCTTCATTGAGCGGCTCATTCGGCTCAGGCAGTTCGGTAGCTTCAGTACCGCTAGGTACTATACTTGCGCAGACTCCATATTCTACAGCTTCATCTGCTGTCATCCAGGTCTCATTGTTTGTCACAAACCAAGCATCTATTTCGGTAGGCGTTTTGCCTGTTTTAGCGACCAACAATGTTTTGATTGTTGTCTCCAGGCTATCACACAAATCTGCTCTATTGCGAAGGCTTGACGATTCACCATAAGCTCCTGCTTGTGGTTTGTGAAACATCACTCGTGCATTTTTGCTAATCACTGGTTTCTCATTGCCGATAAACATGAGTAAGCTACCCATAGAAGCAGCCATGCCGATGACCTGCACCTCGAAGTCTAATCCACTTTCGGCAGCAGCATCATAAAGAGCCAAGCCCTCTATCATATCTCCACCTCCACTATTGATGTAAACTTTCACTTTCGTAGCTCCTGATTCTTTGAGTTGATTGAGAGCATCATTAAACTGCTCATAGTTGACCTTGTCATACGAGCCGATATAGCCACTAATGGTTATTTCAGGTACTTGGGTTGATTTATTTAAAACGAGCCATTTCATGCAGGGTGTGCTTATTTGTTGATGCAAAAATGGTATCGAAAAAAGAAACTGACCTGCCCGAAAAAATGGAATGCGCTTTAAAATTGATTTAATCCATTTTTAAACAGACTCCGTAATCAACTCGAAATTAATAAAGTGTCATCGTTGCAAATTTGCAACATGGCACGAAAAAAATCTGAAGAACTAAGAGAACTCGCTAAACTCAAATACGTAAGCTCCGATCTGAGTGCGAAAGATGTGGCAGCCATAATTGGCGTTACGGAGCATACGATTGGCAAATGGCGAAAGGAAGAGCAGTGGGATGAACTACGGAGTATAAATAAGATTCAACCCGAAAGGCTCATCAAGTTAGCACTCGGTCAAATAGATGCTATCTACAAACAAGCAGCGGATGATAAACGAGCTGTACTCAATAGCTCAGAGATAGATGCGATAAGCAAGCATAGCAAGACTATTGCCAACCTGCGCAAAGAAATAGACCCACAAACCATCATGGAGGTCATAGATGGATTGCTTGGCTTTTTGTCGGTAGTCAATCTACCATTGGCTCAACAGCTCACGCCTCACTCCTTGGATTATGTGTCTTCAAAAATTAGAGAGAAAAAGTAATGGCAGTAACGAAAAAACTGACTTGGAAAGACTTTGAAGCTAACTGTCGGAAGATATTAGAAGCTACTCCTGTGGATATAGCCGAGCCACTGCATCTAAAGCTGGCACGAATCGAAAGAGCTAAGAAAGATTATGATTTTTTCTTTGAGTATTACTTCCCGATGTATGCTACCTCCAAGACTGCTTGGTTTCATACTCACATGGCCAATGAGCTAAAGGACAATTCCATGATCCGCATCATAGCCGAATGGTTTAGGGGGTGTGCTAAATCTGTTCATGCAGAGTTAGGATGGGCATTGTGGCTGAAAATAAACGGCAAGCTGAAGTGTATGGTAGTAGTGGGCGAAAACAAAGATAAGGCTGGCGAACTATTGGCCGACCTACAGGCTCAGCTCATGACCAATCAGCGATTTATCAATGACTTTGGCGAGCAGTTTAGTCATGGCTCATGGGAGCATGGCAAGTTTATGACTAGAGATGGCTGTGCCTTCAACTCGCTCGGTATTGGCCAATCGCCAAGAGGTCTGCGAAAGTCAGGCAACAGACCTGACCTCATCATCCTAGATGACGTGGATAGCGAGGAGCTAAGCCACAATCCTAAGCGAGTACGAAAGCTAGTAGATTGGGTGTGCGATGCGCTCATGGGTTGTTTTGATGTGGGCGATCAGCGATTTGTAGTGTGCAATAATAGACCCTTTGTAAACTGTGTACTCGGCTCATTGATTGATGATAAACTAAAAGGTGCGGAGAAAATCAACGTAAAGAGAATCACTAAAAACATCACCGCTCCTGGTGCATTTTATTACCAAAAGAAAGGGCTTTGGCAGCACTTGCGAGTAAATGCCGTAGATGAAGATTTCAATCCATCATGGCCAGAAAAATACACTAAGGCGTATTGGCAGATGATTCGAGAGGATCGAAGCCATAGAAGCTGGATGCGTGAGTATATGAACACTCCGATAGTAGACGGTGGTGTGTTTAAAAATGATTGGATCAGATGGAAAGATGCCCTGCACCTGGAAGACTACGATGCACTGATAGTGTACATAGATCCATCTTGGAAAAGTAGTGCTACTTCCGATCACAAAGCCGTGGTATTTATAGGCAAAAAAGGGACGGAGTATCATCTCCTCAAAGCCTTTAACCGCCAATGCTCGGTGACCACAATGGTCAAATATGCTTATGACCTATATGAGTCACTAACACTTAGCTCTAGGCGAAAGCCGTATCATTTCAAATTCAAATCTGAATTGATCGTGGATTGGTGGATTGAAGCCAATGCCAATCAAGATTTGCATTTAGATGATTTCACTACTGAAGGCGACATAAGAGGCTACCAATTGCCGATACGTGGCGACTTCAGAACTAAGCCTGATAAGTTTAGCCGTATCGAATCGCTCAGTCCACTCTACGAGCGAGGCTTCTTTTTTCACAACAAAGCGGAAGCTGAGTGTCCTGATATGCTTAGAGGCATAGAACACACACTCGCTTTTGAGCAAGGCAGCAAAAGCCCTGATGACTTTAACGATGCCATAGAGGGTGGCAAATACTACCTAGACCGAAGTGCGAGGGTCAGCAATTTTAAACCAGTGGTCGGCAAGCGATCACACAAAAACCGATATTGATATGAATGTAAAAGCAACAGCAATCATCAAGCATTATGAGAGTCTGCATGATGGCGACCTCAAAACGATAGGCCTACAACCTAAGATGTGTCCATCAGGAATATGGACAGTAGGTTGGGGACGTGCCTTAGTAGATCCTATCACGCATAAATTTCTGAAAGGCGCAGCGGATAAAAAGAGAGCCTATAGTTTATATCCTGGCATCACAGAAGCGCAAGCTCAGGCATGGCTGGAGGAAGATTATACCAAGCGAGAAATCATAGTGAGAGCCTTAGTTAAAAGCAAGCTAAACGATGATCAAATAGGCGCACTTACAAGCTTCAGCTATAATGCTGGAGTGGGAGCATTGCAGACCTCTACACTTTTGAGATTAATAAACCTTGGTAGAATAGAGGCTGCTGCACTAGAGTTAAAAAAGTGGAATAAAGGCACTAATCCACGTACTGGCAGACTGGAAGTAATGCCAGGACTGGTATATAGAAGACAGTCTGAAGAGTTGCTCTTCAGTAAGGGAGAATTGAAATTTTTTAACCTATAAAGCGACCTCATGTTTTTAGAAACAAATGATTTTAAAGAGACCATCAAAGCCGAAATACTAGATGATGTATTGGATGGAGAGCCTGATGCACTAGAAGAGGCAGATGCTCATGCTGTAGAGCTAGTAGGTAGCTACCTCAATGGACTGTATGACACCGTTGCCATATTTGATGCTACTGGAGTAGATAGGCACAAAACCATCGTAGCATTGGTGATGGACATAGCTCTCTACCGATTGCATTTCCGAATCAATCCTCGACAGATTCCCGACATCAGACGGATCGCTTATGAAGATGCCTTGGCACTTTTAAAGGCTATTCAAAAAAGAGAGTCGAACCCTGTAGGCCTTCCGCCTGCCATAGATGATGAGGGCAACGAACAAAGTATCTCCCGATTTGGAGGCAACACAAAAATGAATCACCGCTGGTAAACCAATAAAGAATGGCACGAAAGAAACAAACTCCACCCAAACAGACTAAACCTGCACCACAGTCGCAGCCGATAGCACTCACCCAAATCATACAACTAGCTACTGACCGTGGCTATAAAGATATTCAGGATTGGAAAAATGCGCTGATGCAGGCAGAGTCGCCTTATAACCCTAGGCGAAATCAACTCTTGAACATCTACGAGACACTTATCCTAGACGGACACATGCGGATGATCCGAAAGCAACTATTGCTTTATGTCACAGGCTCTGAATTTCAGATAGTAGATGAAAATCAGAAAGTAGATAAGGAGCTAACGAAGCTCTTTAAAAAGAAATGGTTTCAGGAGTTTTGCAAACATGCTATTGATAGTGTATTGTTTGGCCATAGCTTGATTCAAATAGAGGAAGCTAATCCTGCAAACGCTACCATAAAGCTAAAGCTCGTGCCTCGAAAAAATGTAGTACCTGAGCGTGGCGGATGGGTCAAAAACGAATGGGACTTGGCTGATAATGCCATCAACTACTCTGAAGATGCAGAGGCGATGAAATGGCTGATAGAAATAGGCGATAGTAATGACCTTGGCGAGCTAAACCCTGCCACTCCATATGTCTTGTTTAAGAAAAATGCGATGCAATGCTGGAGCGAGTTTTGTGAGCGATTTGGAATGCCTCTCGCTAAGGCGAAGGTAAACGCTAGAGACCTAGCGGCTATCAACCGAATGGAGAACTTCTTGATTAACATGGGTAGCTCTAGCTATGCCATCATAGACCAAACGGAAGACATCGACTTCATAGAGTCTGCCAAGTCAGATGCCTATATGGTGTATGACAAACTCATAGAACGATGCAATAGTGAGCTGTCTAAGATGATACTCCTTCAGATAATGGCCAATGATGTAGGAGCGAATGGCAGTAGAGCGCAAGCTGAAGTACATGATTTGAAGAGCGATGATGTCAGCTCTTCGCTACGCAATTTTATAGAGGCTTTGACAAACGAACATTTGCTTCCGATACTTGCTGTGCATGGATTCAAAACGGATGGTAAACAAGGGAGCTACCTCGAAGTAAAGGCAGTAGATAAGGACACCTTTGAGCAAGACAAATGGCTAGAAGAAACTTTTGATGTTCCCATAGCGCACTGGGAGCAAAAATACAACACTCCGCTTTCTGCTCGTAAAAAGAAACAAGCGGATCTGCCTCCTAATCCTCCATCTCCTGGACAAAAAAAGGAAATGAAAAAAATAGAAGACTACCTCCAATCGCCTGTGGCTTCTATCATTCAGATGCACCGAGAGATAAACGATTTGTACAAAGATCACAGCTGCTGCCATGAATGAGAAAGAATGGCAAGCACTGGTAGAGCGTATAGCTACCGATATATATAATGGCCAACAGCTAGAGGGTGATGTGAGTCGGGATATGATACGACTACATGGCCAGGAGTTGATGAATGCTATTCAAGAGGGCTATGGATTAGACATCAATGACCCCGACATCAATGATGCAGCTCGCACAGCATTATATCAGCTTCAGACCAATGTCTATCACTTTTCGGGTGCGAAAAACTGGCAACAGCTTCAGGAGATAAGTCGGCTACTCGTGAGAGATGGCGAGGTAGTGCCGTTCAAAAAATTCATGGATAGCGTGGTGGCCATAGATGAAACCTACAACAGAGCCTATCTAAAAGCTGAGTACAATCATGCTGTAGCTTCAGGTCAGATGGCGAGCAAATGGGATCAGATCCAAGCTGAAGCAGATGCCCTACCGTATCTTCAGTATGATGCTGTGATGGATGATCGCACCAGGGAAGATCACGCCAAGCTGGAGGGAATCGTACTACTTGCATCTGATCCGTTTTGGAGAAAATACTATCCACCGAATGGCTGGAACTGCCGATGTACCGTGCGCCAGCTAGATGAGTTTGATGCGGAGGAGCATCTCGGAAAGCCTCTACCTAAACTCCCTGAAGTACCTCCTATGTTTCAAAACAATGTGGGCATAGGTGGCGTGGCATTTTCAGACAAGCATCCGTATTTTAAAACGATGCCTGAGAAAGTGAGGAGTGAGGTAAAAACTATTAGCGAAAAGGAAATGCCTATGAAAGTAGCAAAGCAAAGTGTTACCAAAACTACTGCTATCAAAGATGGCGACTATACACTAAAGCAAGTAGATAAAACTACTGAAGCTGAACTTTGGGTGCATAGCAAGGCAGACAAATCTGATTTGAAAGCCAATATAATCTATGGGAAAATCTTTACTAAAAACGGTATCACACTTAGAATTAGAGAACATTCAAATGAAAAGAAGGTAAAGAATCCTGAAGTAGAGATTGGAGGGAAAATAGGGGATTTTAAACAGCCTCAAGAGGATACACTTCGTTCCATTCAAAGCCAATTTAGTGAAGCCTCTAAACAAAAATGCGATTTTGTAGTATTAGATTTTAGATATAGAAATTTCACTCAGACGGAAGTGAAGAGAGTTTTTAGAAACTGCCTCGTTGGAAAACTATATGAGCATATTCAAGAGGCTTATATTATCACTAGCAAAAATACGGTCATAAAAATAAATCAAAGCGAAGTTAAAGACTGGAGCTTCATGAAAAAAATCAAAGACTTATAAAAAACCAAAGGGACTCATCGCTGAGTCCCTTTGGGCAGTTGCGGGGGGCATATAGCCCTCCGCTACCACAAATATAAACCAAACCTTTCAACTATCCAAATATGCCTATCAGACACCAAGGGAAAAGCTCCATAGAACGAATAAAGGAACTGAAGGCAGCTCTACAAAAACTACCAACTCAGGTGGCTAATACGGCTTTAAACCATTTTCAAGACAACTTTAAAAGCCAAAGCTGGGAGGGTAAGAAATGGAAAGCCAGGAGCGGATGGGCAGTGCGCAATGAAGGCAGGGCTATTTTGCACGATACAGGCACATTACAGCGAGCTTTGACCAAAGCGGTGAGTGGTAACAGCATCCGAGTATTTGTGGCTGCTCCTGCTGCTAAATATGCCGATATACACAATGAGGGTGGCACGATCACCATCCGTGCCAATGAGAAAACAAAGAAGTGGGCTTGGGCTATGTATTACCAAGCGAGAGGTGGAGCGGAAAAAGGTTTCTACAAAGCCATAGCTCTAAAAATGCAAAGCGGTAGAAGCCTGCAAATAAAAATACCACAGCGAAAGTTTATAGGCCATAGCCCAAAGCTCGAAGCCAAAATCAAAGACAAAATAGAAAAGATCATCACCAAAATTTGGAATCAATAAATCAACTATATGAACACACAAACCTACCTCAGCATCTGCGCTCGCATCCGTGCCAAAGCTCCGATAGTAAAAGACATAGACCTCTACAATGCACAATACACTGATGACAATGCCAAGCGTGAAGATGCCTTCAATACGCCTGCCGTTTTTATCGAATTTCTCGGTGGCCAATGGGAGCAGATGCACCCGACCTTCCAGGCGCACAATAGTGGCTTTGTGATTCACGTAGTAGAGAGTACTTACAAGCGCACTCGCAACCTGGATAAGAAATCGCCCACTCAGCAAGCCCTCGACCTGGAGCATCTGCGCACGGCTCAAAAGGTACATGAGAGCCTCCAGCGATGGATGCCCGATGGCTGCCAATCGGTGATGGAGCGTGTGGACACCGACTATGATCACAACTATGACCAACTCATCATCACTAAGCATACCTACCACTGTGTAGTGCTAGAGGAGAAAGTCGTTAGTCAATATCAGGAGGTACTGATTACGAGTGTACAAGTGGATGGAAAATTTGAATAGTATTTTGTAGATTTGGTAAAACAAATCGTATGGAAAACAATACTAAAGACAGAATCTATCAGATTATTTTTGCAGGTATAATCTCAATTCTTGCTATCATGTGTCTAGCTTCAGATGCATACATTTCATTAGCCATTGGTGTTGCAGCTTTGATTTTTTTGAGTAAGCGAGTTTGGCAATCTGCATTTGCAAACTTGCATTTGAATTTAAGATTTCCAGTAGCATTTTTCGCTTGTATGATAATGCTATTTGGCTCTATGAATGGCTTCGACCAAGAACAAAAGAAAAGCGATAAAGAAAAAGAAGAAGCTGAAAAACTTAAGTATAAAGAGGCATTTGATATGCTCTCTGAAGAACAACAAGACAGCGTACTGAATGAGAAAAAGAGGATAGAGAGCCAGGCGTATTTAAAGAAAGAAGCCGAAAGAGCATTTGGAACAAATGGCACTAGCTACCAGCTGATGCAATATGTAAAAAAGAGAATGAATGACCCAAGTAGTTTTGATCATGAAAGCTCAAGCTACATCATTCTACCTGACTCCACTGTAGTAGTAAATATGCAATACAGAGGCAAAAATGCTTTCGGAGCATTAATACTCACATCCACCAAGGCTAGATGCAAATTGAATGGTGACGTGATTGAAATAATTGATTAACAAAAGAAAACTGTTGATGTAATGAGAATAACCAATGCTCAAAAAAAAGAACTGTCTGATATTGTTATAGTAAATGGATTGAAAATTATCGACTTTAACACTAGTGGAGACAACCAAAATTTTGAAGTTAAATATAAACATGATTACTATTCGTTCAGTATCTCCCTTCAAAATCCTGGATCTTATTATCTTACTATTTTTTCAGTAGATAACACAAACGGCTATTCTCTCTCGGGAAAATGGGATCGAACATTATTCTATTTCAAAAATTGGGCGAGGGAAATATTCGAAGAACTCACCACACCAACTGGATGGAATACATTTGAAAATGAGAATTATTTAAATACAAATATTGAAGATATTGAAGAGAAGTTTTCAGATACAGATAAGATACTTGTACTCCAAGGAATTGACGAATTAAAAGAGCGAATATCTCAATTGGATCTACCAAACGAATCCATTAAAATGATAGATAGAAAACTAGATGATTTAAAAATAAAAGTAGATGAGCTTTCAAAGTTTGATTGGAAATCATTACTAATTGGTACGCTTGTAAGTTTGATACTTTCATTATCACTACCTCCTGAACTTAATGGTACTATATGGTACTTCGTTAGTCAGTCATTTAACAATCCTAAGCAATTAAGATAATCAGAGAACATGCTAAACCACGATACAATAATAAAGCGACTATCACTGATTAAATATCTTCATAAAATCGGTATAGAACAATCAGTGCAGTTTGAAACTATTGCTTCTTTTTCAATTTTATCATTGCACGATAGCACTGAAATGTTTTTAAAATTATTAGCTGAGCATAAAAACATAAAGTCTGAGAGTTTTAGTTTTTTAGACTATTGGGAAAGTATTCCCTCTCTAACCTTGAAAGAATCAATGAGAAATCTAAATGCTCGAAGGGTAAACATAAAGCATAAAGGTCTTTTGCCATCTAAGTCAGACATTGAAATTAGTAGGGTTAATGTAACTGACTTTTTCGAGCAGAACACTATTACTCATTTCAATATCGAATGGAGAGAAATCTCACTCTTAACCTTAATTAAATACGACAATGTAAGGAAGCATTTAGAGCAAGCTCAACAGTTATTAGAAAACAATAAAATTGAAGATTGTATAGAGGCAACAGCCATTGCTTTTGATGATTTAATCTACTTTTATGAAGAATCCAAATCTGGTTATTTTGGGAAATCTCCATTTTATTTTGGTCGTAATTTAGCTTTCTTAAATTCCTTTTTTATGGACAAAAGAGATGACAGAAAAATGAGTGACTTTATTGATAATGTGGGGGAATCATTAATTGAGATTCAAAATGCAGTCAAAATTTTAAGCTTTGGAATTGACTATAAAAAGTTTGCAAAGTTCAAGCTATTAACTCCTTCTGTCAGAAGGACAATCGGTGGTAAACAATTTGCCCAAATTTGGGGACAAAGAAAATGGACTAAAAACAATTGTCAATACTGTATTGACTTTGTACTAGATAGTTCGCTTAAGTTACAAGAGTTTGATTTTGACATAAACGAACTTATGGTAAATGAGGGATTAGTTTTAGAAATACAAGATGAGTAAACTTATAGAATAAAGGTTTAAAATGCACTAATCACACCATGCAGGTATAGAGCGTTTCGCTACATGAGTAATAGTCTCTCCATTGTAATAGTGATGAAAAATTCTACGAGCTTCACCTTCAGTAGGAGCATCTATGATTGAGCCATGATGTGTACCAGTTACTGCCCATGATGTAGGTGTGTTTTTTTTCGCCTTTTGATGCGCATCCCATTTTTTCTGTGCTAGCCTGAAGATGTTGATCATATCATCATAGGTACAGCCAGCATCTGCTAGTTCCTTTATCCACTTATCTATTAGCTTTTGTTCTTTTTCGGTGATCATGGTTGGGTGGTTTTTTGTTTAGAATTGAATTACTAATTGTCTCTTATCTGCCTCGCTCATGGGTAGTGCAGCTTTGTCTAGCCTAGCTAACTCATACACTCCTCGTTGGATGCGGTTTAGCACCCTAGTCTTTACAAGTCTTGCTAGCACTTCGCCTACATACTTATCGGCATTGTGGTAGTAGTAGCCTCCTATCAGCTGCACCGCCTCCGCTTTGGTTATCTGCCCATCGTTTTGATGGGCAGATAAGATGATTGCTTTTTGCTTTTCGGTCATGGCTAGTCATTTTCTTTCGGTCTATAACCTGCTGTGAGTATAGCATAGTAGCTTACTTTGCTTATTTTTTCAGCCTCTTCAGACACCAAAAATGCAATAGAACTACCTTCATAGCCAATCGAGTCAAATAGCTTTTGAACCAATGAAGAGCAGTTGAATGCAAAGCGATTCTTCTCCTTTTCGTTTTTGCTATCGTTTCTAATTGCAAATCCGATAGGACTTACATTAAGATACCAATCCTTTGGCTTATCTTCATTTTGACTCAGTGCCAGTTTGTCTCCTACTTTCAGTTGGAGCAACTCGCCCAACTCTTTTGAAATGCTAATCATCCCCGACTTTGTCAATCGAATAGATGCCTGTCCTCTGCGTGATTTCTCTACGTTTTCTGTGTTAAATTCTTTTAGTTTCATGTTTTTTTTGATTTTATGGTTATTGAATAATTCCTATTTTTTAAAGCCCTTTTGAACGGCCTTTGAAAGCTTGCCTTTTACTTCGTTTTTGATAAATGCTTGAGCTGTGTCTATGCTCTGAAAATGTTTGTATAGCGAGAGGTAGCTGCGGAGCTTTCTGTCCTTTCTGTATTCTCGTACTTTCTCCCAATCTTTGAATAGTGTAATTCCAAAGAGGAGCGTTTTGTAGCATCGCTCTACAGTGTAGAATCCACGATGTTTGATGATGCGATAGTCTGAAATTGTTTTAGTGATGATGGACATTTTATTATTTTTTGTTGTTTGATAAATAACCTTCTAGTGGCTCTTCTCTGACTATCTTTGCGATGGTGTCAGGATTGAGAAAAAACTTAGTTCTACCGATGTGATTGAGAATGTACTCATAGGAATATTTTGAGACATCATGCTGTTTTACGGCACTCATTTTCTTAAACTCCTTACATATCCTATCATACTTTTCGAGCAGAAGCTGTCTGTCGTATTTTTTCTTTTTGCGCTGCTTCGCCATCTTATTGTTTGATTTTTAGCTGTTTTAATTCTCTCAGTTTCTCTCTGTAATCGGCTGCTCCTTTTTCCCATATCACATAATCTTCATTGCCTCCAAATCTGCTCCTGGGCATGGCCACAAATCCTCTTACTCTGATCTTGATGTCGGTCATATACTCTATGCTCTTGCCATGATTCCCTTTAGGCTTTGCGCCATCCTCATGGCAGATGATGACAAAGCATTTTTTAGGAAATAAAGCCTTCAGCTCTTTAAACTGCTCAGCAGTTAATCCCATATAATCACGGCTGTCTATAAAGCAAAACTTGGGCGATTTTTTTCGTGCCAATCGCTCCTTCATAGCCTCATAATCTTCCATGTGACCAAAGATGATACGCCCATTGACCGATGCCAACTGCTGGCGATGCAGACACTCCTGGAGTGATTTGGATATACCCTGCTCAAAAGAGTTGTAATACACCTTGTCAAACCGAGTGAGCATCTTTGCAAATTGGATACAAAAGTCTGTCTTTCCATTGCCACTCATGCCATATACGATGGCACTAAAGTTATCTTCAGGCTCGCCACAAAAGAGCTTCCAGTCTCCTTCAAATTTCAACGTCTTGAATTTTTTATTTAAAAAATCTTTCACACCAAATGCTTTTTTCATAGAGAGTTTAGTAGAATTTGAAGAGTTCGCAATCTGTCTTTGAGAGCTGTGGCAGCTTGGATGATAGCTTGCATCTTTTCGATACCTTCCTGGATCTGCTCAGGGTCATCTAGCTTTCCCCATATTTTTACAGTCCTATTGCAGTCAGCCAGCCGAAACTGATATTCGCTTCTGTCTCCTGATTCGTATGTTTTAATATGCACCGCAGCCATACTTGTGATGCTGTTTGGCACTAAAAATCGTTTTGCGTTTAACATGCTATTATGCTTTTGTCTAGGGTTTCGTAAATAGGATATGCAGTGGCTAATTGTAGGGGAGAAAACTCTCGGAAATCGTTGCTCCCGATTATGATGCGGAGGGCTATGCCCTGAGTTACTGAAAATGTAAATGACTTCTTACCATCATAAGCAAAAAATAGTTTCCTTTTGATAATGATTGCTATTTCTACACTTAGAGCTGAAACCATTATTTGTATTTCTGTCTTCCCATTTTTATGATGCCAAGGTCTTAATACATTAATTAAAAATTGAGCATCATCATAAGTAAGTTTGAGTGTTACTTTTTTCATGGCCTAAACAATTTTTCGCTGATTCTAGCGAGCTGAAAAAGCTCTTGACCTGAATACTCATTAAAGCCTCGTTTCACGCCAAATACCCCATTCGTTTCGCAAAAAGCCTTGGCATCTTGTACTGTCTTGCCATTGGATCTGAAGATGGCAATAATTGCCTTCCGCTGTTTATCTCTCGGATCAGCAGCATAGGCATTCTCTTTAGGCTTGCTAGGCGTAGCTGCTACCTGCTGGAGCATTTGATTCAAGTAGTATATTTGATTGTCAGCTACATCTCGCAGACTCGTATGTTTGCCATCCGTGAAAGCTCGCACGGCCTCCACACTGGTGTATTCAGGGTCGAACTGTTGAATGTGCTTGATAAGCGCAAAAGTGGCAGCGTATTTGTTTTTAGCCATGATTAATATTGGTTTTCAAATCTTCTTTGGAATAGGAATGTCTCAGGGTATAGTTTTTCGATACCGTTTTTCAGCATCAAAAACTGCTTGTATTTTGGCATCGCTTCAAAAGCCTTTATTTTGTCAGATTCTTTCAAATCTGACCACAGCTTTTTAGCTCTTTTTTTATTGCCTATTTTGTAGTTGTACTCTGCCCAGAATCTGTCAAAACTCAAATCAGTTGGCAGGAGTTTTATAGACACTGTTTTGCTCTTTTTGACCAAGGCATGGATGTCCTCTTCTTTGATAGGCATATTATCTATTAGGTAGAAGTATTGCTTATCATCTAGCGATGCGCCAGTGCTATCGAAATAGTGCAACTGACCAAGGATATAGCCCATGATAACCTGCCCTGCAAAAACAGTAGATGTGAGGCTATACTTATTCATCTTAGATGCTTGAAAAATTGAGATTCACCAAGTCCCATCCGTTGTTTTCATTTCTGCGATAGATGCGGATATAGTTAGAAGTAGTAGTCGGATTGTAAGCTTCTTTGAATAGTCGAAGCGCATCTTTCCAATCGGCATCATCAAAGTCGTTTTCGTGCTTATACAGTCGATTGATGTTGTTTATATCCAAGTCGCCTGTCACCGAATTGCGCTCTAGCATACCCATGATTAAACCATAGAGCTTCTTATCTCGCTTTTTCACAAATCCATTTAAGAAAAGTTTTAGTTTCTCCTCAGCCAAATCAGCTCGCTCATCAAACTCCTTTTTCACAGCTGAGCTGTACTGTATCTTGAAATGCTCATTCTTGATTTCAAAATTACCTTTGTTTTTCTCGCCACCTTTGATGTCTCCATACTCCAGCATCTCTTCTTTGAATGTATGCATCCTTTGAAAAAAAAGTGTCTTAGCTTCGGCCAGTTGACTAAAGAGATCTATACCTACGATGCCGATGCTTTGTATCAACGCATTTTTGCTTTTTTCGTAGGCTGCTTTTTTAGCAGCTTGCTCTGCTACATCTTCTTTTTGTCTTTCTGCGAGTAGCTGCTTTAGCTCCTCGGTAGATAATTTCTTTGTCATTTTTATTTATTGTTTAGTTGTAAAAATCGAATCATAAAGCTCCAGCATAAGGGAGTCTTGAGTGTCTAGCCTGTCTTGGCATGTTTGTATGCTATGTATTATAGTGCTGTGATCTCTATGTATCATCTCGCCTATTTGCTTTAAGGTCAAAAAGGAGTGTTGACGTGCATACCAACAAAAGAGCTGGCGAGCTGCTGCCAATTTTTTGAGCCTATTGGCAGACCGAATCATTTGTATCGTTATAAAATGCTTCGTTTCAAGTTCGTCAAGTATCCAATCCAATTCATGATTCCCATCTATCTTTGAGCGCACCTCAATAAGCTGACCCAATAGCGCATTTATCTCTATCATCTTTTGCTTGATATTCACTACCAACACGGCTGGGCTTAAAACTTTAGACTTATTCATGCTGCTGTATTTAAAAGCTGCAAATACGCCATCTCCATTCCTGAAAGAGTCACATGCCTTTCTCTATACATAGCATCTAGGTCATTGTAAAAAAGAGCTACGGCTACGTGCTTTACAAAGCAGTCAGCAAAGCTGTCCATCGCCTTTCTACAACAGACTAATTGTTCTGTACTGTAGCACGAGGCTATCCACTTGTTGATGTGTTCGTAATGCACGAATATTTTCTCTCTTTCTCTTATAGTTTGATTTTCCATTTTTTTGATTTTATTGATTGATTAATTGATAGCGTTGAATAATTCGCTTTAGCCTTCGCAGATCCTCCACCACTTTTATGTCTCTATTTTCGAGCGAGCGAGTCACCGTGCCACACTCCTCGAATATGGCTTTGTGATCATCCGAACTTAGTATTCCGTTAGCTTTACAGATATTAGATACATCTACTTGAGTAGCTCCTATGAGGTGTATGAATTTTCTGCCAAATCGACTGTCGATTTCATCAAACCCTTTGCCAGCAAAGCGCACACCTCGCTTGATTTCTTTTTCTAAATTCTCCGTACCAGCGATCAGTACACCGAGCTTATCCTCCAGCTCATTGTATAGTGGTATCATAAATCGGAGAGCCGCTGGCTTTAGCTTGTCAGCTTCATCTATGATCAGTAGTGGCTTTTTTGACCTTCTCTTGGCGAAATATTCAAATACTAGCTCACCTACTTCATCATTACTAGCATAGCCTGTAGGAGTAGCTATTCCGAGCGATTTGCAGAGATTGCGCATAAACTCTCGCTTGCCCCATTCTCTACATTGGAGGTAGTAAACTCCATCTTTAGACTGCTTGTAAATGTCTTTTAAAGTAGCCGTTTTGCCACTACCAGCTTTCTCGCTGATGGCTATAAACATGCTCTTCTTGCGAGCCGTTTCTGCCAGTTTCACAATCGTATTCCAATTGCCAATCGGTGCTATGTTCCAGTTGGCATCCTCCTCATCCAATCCCAAGGCATGAGCTATCTTGTGAAGCATAGCATCACCGTCTGCGCCATATTTTCCTGAGAGTACCTGACTGATTGTAGCCTCGCTCACTCCGCATTTATTAGCCACGGCAGAGTACGATCCCAATTTCTGCTTTTCCTTGTTGATAAGCTCCGTTACTGTTTGTTGTAGATTTTTCATTGTTTTGTACTTTGATTTTATGTTAATTGATAGTTGACATTTAAGGAGCTACTCTCACCGAGTAGCTTTTTTTATAAATCATTGGTCGGGTCATAGTTTAAGCCAGCTCCATCATCTTCTTTGAATACATATCGGTTCACGGCTACACTTTCGGCACTTTCAAACTCTTGCTTGCTTACTTTTAGTGGAGTGCGGATCGCCAAATCATTTTGCCATGTCATACCTCCATTGGCTACCTTCAGCTGAAGCTCCTGCTCTCGCTGCTCTTCGATGTGTTTGATGATAGCCATCTGTTTTCCAAGACCCTTGCCAGCATCAGTTCCAAATACTACTACTGGAGCTACCTCATTGGCAATGCCTAAGTATTTTTTCATGACACCTATACCTGGCTCATAGATATGCACTACGCTGAGGTCATTCACATCGTAGCAGCATAG